TTTGACACTATTTAAAATAATTTATAATATACTAAGAATTGGAGATAAAAAATGGCGAACTCTACATCGGCAAACCTTAAACTTACAGTCCAAGCAACTGGAGAAAACTCGGGAACTTGGGGACAGATAACTAATACAAACTTATTAATTCTAGAACAAGCGATTGGTGGATTTCAATCAGTTGCAATTACTTCTGGAGCAACTTTAACTTTTTCTAACGGTGCTTTATCAAATGGTAAAAACGCAGTTTTAAAATTAGTTGGAACAATCGGAGGAGCAGTTAACGTAACTATCCCTGATTCAATTGAAAAAACTTTCATAGTTGATAACGCAACTACTGGTGCTTACACAGTAACGTTCAAAACTACTTCAGGATCTGGAGTAACTTGGGCAGCTGCGGACAAAGGCACTAAGATGGTTTATTCAGATGGTACAAATGTTATTGATACAGCATTTACAGATCTATCATCTGACATTACACCACAACTTGCGGGAACTTTAGATGCGAATGGAAACAATATCATTATTGATGGTGGCAATTCTATTCTAGATGAAAGTTCTAATGAACAAATTAAATTTACAACAACTGGATCTGCAGTTAATGAATTTACAGTAGCTAACGCAGCTACAGGTAACGCTCCGTCGATATCTGCAACTGGAGGCGACACTAACATTGATCTAAATCTTACACCAAAAGGAGTTGGTAGAGCAACTTTTAATGGTCAAGGTAAAATTCAAAGTGTTGCAGAAAAAGTTACAACAGCAGCTACATCAGCTACAGGTACAATCAACTTTGATGTACTTACTCAAGCAGTTTTAAACTTTACATCTGATGCAGGAGGAAACTACACTCTAAATATTAGAGGTGATGGATCAAACTCTTTAGATTCAATTATGGATACAGGTGAATCAATCACTATAGCTCACATTGTAAAACAAGGTGGTACACCTTATTACAATAACGCAGTTACTATTGATGGTTCTTCTATTACTCCAGAATGGCAAGGTGGATCAGCTCCATCTTCTGGAAATGCTAACTCATTAGATGTTTATTCATACACTATTATAAAAACTGGATCAGCTACGTTTACAGCGTTAGCTTCTCAAACACAGTTTGCGTAATAAATTAGGAGGAGAAAGAAGATGCCAATATTAGGAAGTTTCGGAGCAGGAGCCGCAAGAGGACTAGGTTTAACATCTGGTGGTGGACCTGTTTGTATCACTTATGATTTTTTCATCGTTAGTGGCGGTGGGGGAGCAGTGAAGGGCTACGGCGGCGGAGGCGGCGGTGGCGGAGTTCACTACTCTTATTGTGCACCTGGTACATCTGGAATTACTAAAAACACTGACTGTGGATCAATTTCAATTCAAGTTGGAGCAGGGGGAACTTGCAACAGTGGCCCTGGAGGAGGAAACTCTCCTTATGCAGCTGGTGACGGTGGAACTTCAATTGCTTTTAAATGTGAACCTTCAGCTATTACTGTAAAAGGTGGTGGCGGAGCTGACACAAGACACAACAATGGTAGAGCAGCACCGACTCCTGGCGGAGGCTCTGGCGGAGGTGGAGGATGTTTTCACCTATCTAGTACATCAGGTGGAGCAGGATCTTGCTATGGAAACCCTGGAAGTGGAGCACCTAGTTATAACTGTGGACCGTCTAGATTTAGATCAGGTTCAGGGGGCGGGGCTTGTACGGCAGCGACAGCTGGCGGAGGCGGAGGCCCGGGAGCAGCTGGATGTGGAAAAGCTTCTGACATTGATGGATCAACTAAAAATTATGGATGCGGTGGTGTCGGATCAGGGGTACCAAATTGTTTAAATGGAAGAGGTGATGGCGGAAACCCTTCTGCGGCTACTGCGAATCAAGGCGGTGGCGGAGGAAGATCTGGCCCTGGAGCTGATGGTGTAGTTTATCTAAGATTTCCTACTTCTTGTAAACCAGCTTGTATGGCAGTTACACCTGGATGTAACTCTATTTTAACTGTGGGTGGTTGTACTGTATTAAAATTTGTTGTTTCTGGTTGTGTAACCTTTACATAATATTTATTTTCTGTATAAATAAGAAAGAAAGAAAACATGAATTTAAAGAATTTATATTGGTCTTGGAATAATGCTGTAGGAAATAAATTTTGTAATGATGTTATAAAATTTGCTAGTACATTAAAAAAAAGACAAGCCTTTACTATAGATCCAAAACTTGGCCCGGTTGCTAGAGACGAGTGGCGAAAATCTAAAATTATTTGGTTAAATGAAAATTGGATTTATAAAGAACTTTTAAAATATATAAGTTTAGCTAATAAAAATGCAGGTTATAATTTTGTATTAAAAGAAGCTGAACCTATACAATATACAAGATACGATTCTGATAATTATTATCATTGGCATATAGATCAAACTTTAGAATCCAATAAATCAGATAGCAGAAAAATGTCTATTTGTATTAATTTAACAGACCCTGACGAGTTTGAAGGAGGAGATTTTTGGGTATCAAAACCTCACGTAGTTGCAGATAAAACTGAAAAAATAAGATTAGATTTTATGCGAAAAAGAGGGTCTGCTGTGGTATTTCCTTCTTTTGTATTTCACAGAGTAGCCCCTGTCACTAAAGGGACTAGACATAGTTTGGTATGTTGGGTAAGAGGACCTCTATGGACATAAACGATTTCCCAAAAAATTTAAATAGAAATGACTTATTCTCAAGTCCTGTATGGATTGTACAAGCACCTGAACTTGTAGATGAGTTAAATAAATTTTCTGAACCCTTTATACAAGAATCAAAAAAACATTTTAAACCAATAATAGATAAAAGAAATAAAGAGTTTGGTAATAGAAAAGATATGGGTCATGTGTTTCATTCTAAAACTTTGATACAAGATAAAAATTTTATTCCTCTTCACAACTACGTTACGATGACAGCTAGAAACTTATTAATTGAAATGGGTTTTGATTTATCTAAGTATGATGTTACTTTGACAGAAAGTTGGGTACAAGAATTTGCAAAAGCTGGAGCAGGGCATCATACATTACACACTCATTGGAATGGTCACATATCTGGTTTTTATTTTTTAAAAGCAAGTAAATTAACTTCACGTCCTATCTTTCAAGATCCTAGACCTGGAGCTTTGATGACAGGATTACCATTAAAAAATCAAAATGAAGTTACTTATGGAAGCCCTGAGATACACTATAATGTAGGGCCTGGCACAATGATGTTTTTTCCATCTTACATGCCACACATGTATTCTGTTGACATAGGTTATGAGCCTTTTCGATTTATACATTGGAATGTACAAGCTATACCTACTCCGAGTAAAATTGGGATATGATAAATATAGAAACATGGTTTCCTACTTATATTGGTCAAGAAATCATAAGTGATAATAAAACAATAGAAAAAAAATTAACACCTCTTTGCAAGCAGATTCAAAAAGAAAAACCAGATGTAAACAATGGTTGGGTTGCTAAATTATATAATACGTGTCATTCATATAATATTTGTGGTGATAAAAGATTTGATGTCATAAATCACCTTGTTTACAGTAAAGTACATGAATATCTAAAAGCGTTGGGCAGTTCTCAAATAATTGATTTTGCAGAGGGCTGGTTTAATGTATATAAAAAATATTCTTTTCAAGAGTTTCACTGTCATCCAAATAGAATGATATCTGTTATATATGTTTTAAAATCATCTGACGATCTTCCAAAGATAATATTTGAAAGAGATCAAGGAATGTACAACCAAGAGATGGAAGTTGATTCACATGCTCGTATGATAAAGATTGAATATAAATCGATTCAAGGTAATCTTCTTATATTTAGATCATCCTTACATCATTGTGTAGAAATGCAAACACATAATAAAGAAAGAATTTCTTTAGCTTATAATTTTAATTTAAAAAAACAGTGAAAGATAAAATAACTTTTAAGAGTTTTATACCCAATATAGAATTTAGTTTAGAAAAAAATAAACCAATAAATTTTTCTTGGTTTCAAAGAGCTTATCAAGACTATAAAAAAAATTTTAAGTCTATGGATATGCACACTGTTAGATGCCCTGGAATTAATAGTATAATTAAAACTGGTTGGATTCAAAAAACTTATCAAGATATTACGATCACAACCAATGGTGATCAAACTGACTTTACTTGGGAATCGGAGATTGATCAAAAAAACACTGAGTATGGTGATGTCATAGGTGATTATGTACACTATCACCCTCCAGCTCAATTAGATAAATTTAGACGAATGGATGAAAATACACTTAAAACAATTGTTAAAATACAAAGCCCTTGGGTAGTGTATGTACCTAAAGGTTATAGACTACTTAGTATGCCGGTAGCATACAGTGATATCAATGCGTTTACTGCTGCAACAGGTCTATTAAGTGAAGGAATAGAATCATTAAATGTTCAATTATATTGGCATAATTTAAATGGTGAAACTTTTATTAAAAAAGGTACACCTATATGTCAGTATATATTAATTAAAAATATAAATATTATTGAGAAGTTTGAAATAGCAGGTAACAAAGAAAGAAAGTATTTAAAACAATGAAAATAGTAGTGGTAGGTGCAGGCACAGCGGGACTAGTAACTGCTTTAATTTTGAAACAAAAATTTAATCAGAACATAGATCTTAAAATAATTAAATCTGACGATATTGGTATTATTGGAGTTGGAGAAGGAAGCACGGAACATTGGTATGATTTTACTGATTGGTGTCGCTTAGATTTTAATGAGATAATAAGAGAATGTAATTCAACATTAAAGTCAGGGATTTATTTTAAAGAGTGGGGTAAGAAAAACTATTTGCACGCTCTACATCCTAATTTAAAACTGGGACAAGAACATACTGGTTATCTTCCTTATGTATTAAACAACGGAATATTTGGTAAAAAATATTTATCTAAAAAAATAGATCCTAGAAATCCAAGACCTGTTAATCAGTTGCATTTTGATACATACAAGTTAAATAAATATTTACAAAAAAAATGTATTGAAAGAAATATAACAATTCAAGAAGACACTATTAAAGAAGTAAAATTAAATAAAAACGGTATTGAGTCGATAAAAGGTAAAAAGAAATATACGGCAGATTTTTTTATAGATTGCACTGGATTCAGACGAGTATTAATAAATAAGTTTAAAAATCGATGGATTAGTTTTAATAAATATTTAAAAGTTAAATCTGCAATAGTATTTCCTACAGAAGATATGGACAACTATAATCCATACACAACTGCTACTGCTATGAATGCGGGTTGGATGTTTAGTATTCCTGTATGGGGAAGAACAGGAAATGGATATATATTTGATAGCGATTTAATTACAAAAGAACAAGCACATGAAGAGGTAGAGAAAAAATTACAAAAAGAGATAGAGGTTAGAAAACAAATTAATTTTGATCCTGGATATTTAGAAAAATCGTGGATAAAGAATTGTTTTGCTGTAGGGTTAAGTGCTAACTTTGTAGAACCACTAGAAGCATCCTCTATTGGTACTTCTATACAACAGGCTTATTTACTTTCGCACTATATAATTAATTACAATCAAAACACTATAGATAAATTTAATAATACTATGGAAGACATTATGTTAAATATAAGAGATTTTATATGCCTACATTATATAACTCCTAGAAAAGAACAATTTTGGAAAACTCAGATAATGCCTGATTCCTTAAAAGACAGGCTAGAGGTATTTAAAACTAGACTACCTATACGAGAGGATTTTTGTAAAAGCCAATATTTTTTATTTAGAGAACCTCATTATATTGTAGTTATGCACGGCCTAGGACTAATAAATATTGAAAAAATAAAAAAACAATATAGTATGCTCAACGAAGATTTTAAAGAATTAATAAAGATAAAGTATGAAAATACAGATAACTATATTACACACAGAGAATGGTTAGAGAAAGTTAGACATGAAGTTTGAAAAACATAAATTTGAAGTTGTAAGAAATGTTTTACATAAAGACATGGCTAATTTTTTATTTAATTATTTAAAGCTTAAAAAACGAGCATTAGATCACATGCAAAAAACAAGGTTTATATCACCATATGATAAAACTATGGGTTTTTATTTTGATGATCAAATTCCAAATACATATTCTATTTATTCAGACCCTGCGATGGAAACGTTGTTAATGTTTTTAAAAGATACAATTGAAACAAAAACAAAAATAAAATTAATTGAAACATATTCTTTTGCAAGACTATATAAAACAGGTGATGTTTTATATAGACATAAAGATAGAATTGCGTGTGCTATATCTGCTACCGTAAATTTAGGAGGAGATCCTTGGCCAATATATTTAAATACTACAAAAAATCTTGCTCAAGATGGATTTAAAATTGACTTATCTCCCGGTGATTTACTTATATACACTGGAGATAAAATGGAACATTGGAGAGAAGAGTTTCAAGGTGATATTTCTGGTCAAGTATTTTTACATTATAATGAAGCTGATTCTAAAAATAAATATGATGGCAGACCTATGTTAGGATTACCAGAGGAGTTTAAAGAATAATGAAAATTTTCCCAGTAACTAGCATAAGTAATTTTTTTAAGGACCCAGATGAAGTTGTTAAGTTTGCAAAAAGTCTTAAATATACAAAACCAAAAGAAGGTATTTATCCAGGGGTAAGAACTGAAAATTTACATGACATAGATTATGCTTTTTTTAATCAAACTATCCGATCTATATTATCGGTTTACTTTGAAGACATTCAACATGTTAGTTTTTCTAAAACTTTTTTAGGCTTTCATAAAATCAAACCGTATTCAAAATCATTAAAAGATGTAAGAAACAAAGGTTGGATTCATCATGACGGAACCGCCTTAGGGGGTTTAATTTATTTAAATAAAGAGAGTTATCCTGAAAGTGGCACAAGTCTATATACACCTAAAAAAGAACCTGTTGAAAATGCTAGTGCAATCAAAACTAAACTAGATTTTTATGCAAAAAACAAAATAAATTTAAAACAATTTAAAAAAGAAATGGCTTCTTTAGAAAAGAAATTTATTAAGACGCATACCTTTCAAAATATATACAATACTATGGTAGCTTTCGATGGTTTTCAATGGCATAATATGGACAATATTTATTGTAATTCTAAAGAAGACAGGTTGACTTTAGTGTTCTTTATACATAAAATACAAGCAAGAGATTGTCCAAAATTAAGGCTTGATAAAATACAATCTTTTGATAAAAATATTTACTTACAATATTTTAATAAGGAGAATTTATGACACAATATTTTGCAGCAATAGATACGGTACAAGATCCTTTTGATAACTCCAAAACAAATTGGCAGGTTACTGAAGTGGTTTGTGTTGGAGACGATGTACCAACTGCTGATGGAAAATTAGGAGATAATCCACTACACCCTGATGGAGAAGCATGGTGTGTTAATTGGTTTAAAGGTGGAACATGGAAACAATGTTTCAGAGATAATGGATTAAGAAAAATCTTTCCTTCAAAAGGTGATACTTATGATTATGCAAAAGATAAGTTTCTTAAAAGACAACCTTATGCTTCTTGGACATTAAATGCTGATGACGATTGGCAATCACCTGTGCCTTATCCAACAATTGAAACTTATGATGTAGACGGTAATGCAATGCCTTATTCAATATTCTGGGATGAGCCAGATCAAATGTGGAAAGCTTTAGATCAAAACACTCCAAAAAATACTTTTGAATGGAATCCTGAAACTCTTACTTGGGACACGCCGACACCATAATAATTTTTTATGAAAATTATTGAAAACGCTCTGAACAAAGAGGTTCAAGAGAAGTTGAAAGATTTTATATTTACAAAGTTTCCTTTATATTATTTAGAAAACGTAACCTTTGAACATACTAAAAAGTATGCTCCAGGTTTTGGACACGTATTTATAAAAGATGATGTTGTTGTATCAGAACAAGCTAATCTATTAAACTTATTTAAAGATGTAATAAAAGGCAATGTTAAAAGATGCAGGTTATTTTTACAACTACCCTTAAATCAAAAGTTAATACCAAAAATAGATCCTCTGCATATAGATGATCCTGCGCCTCATCAAGTATATATTTATTATGTCGTAGATTCAGATGGAGATACGGTTATATACAAAAATAAGAAAGAATGGAAAAGAGTCACTCCTAAACAAGGCACAATATTAACTTTTGATGGGTCTTTGTGGCATACTGCAGAACAACCTACTAAGGGAACTAGATGCATCATAAATTTCAACGTAACTTAATAGAAGCTGTAGAAGCAACACCTAATCAAAGAAAAAAAGAATTCTGGGATATAGAGGGTATTTTAAAAGACAGGTCAAATAGAAGATTTAAATTTGATCTAAGGCCTACTGTAAAAATTAAAAACGAAACTGGCAAAAAAGGTTATTTTAATTCAAAGGCAGATAAGCTAGTGTTCGATGTAAAAAATCAATGGATAATCGTTGATATGGAGGAATTATTTGAATATTTAAAAACACATAAGCTTAAAAAAGTGCAATTAGAAGATTTGATATCCAAGCTAGATTGGAATATAATACTACCAAAAAATTAAAAACCCTATATAATATAAGGCTTATGTTACAGAAGCTTAATTTTAAACCAGGATTCAATAAACAAGCGACAGACTCAGGGGCCGAAGGTCAATGGGTAGATGGAGATTTTGTAAGATTTAGATATGGATTACCAGAAAAGATAGGTGGTTGGGAACAATTAACAGTAGCTCAAGAAACTTTACCAGGAGCTGCAAGAGCTCAACATGCTTTTACTAGTTTTAAAGGTGAGAAATATGTTGCTATTGGGACGTCACAAGGATTGTTTCTATACTACGATGAAGCCTTTTACGACATTACACCTTTAGCTTCTCAAGTAACTGGAACAGCTACTTTCGATACTGTTCAAGGTTCTGCTAACGTAACTGTTAATCTTACCGGCCATGGACTAGAAGCTGGAAGATATATTACTTTTAACTCTATGTCCGTTACTCCAAATGGATTTACTGCTGCATCTACTTTTACTGATGGAGCTTTTGAAATTAGAAATGTAACAACCAATACTTTTGATATTACAACACCTATCGTGGCGGTCAACCCAGGTGGGAGTGCAACAGGTTCAGCTACTGTTATGCCTTATGAAATAATAGGTCCAACATTTCAAACAGCTGGTTATGGTTGGGGAACTTATCAATGGAACACAGGGACATGGGGAACAGCTAGAACGGTAAGTAACGTGATTCTGGATCCAGGCATCTGGAGCCTTGATAACTTTGGAGAGGTATTAGTTGCAACAATACTTAATGGTAAAACGTTTACTTGGGATGCAGGAGCGACTAATCCTAGAACTATTCGATCCTCTACGACCACAACAAATTTTCAAACAAATAATAATCCTACAGCCACACGAGTAACTCTAGTATCTGATAGAGATCGACACTTATTTCATTTTGGAACTGAAACAACAAT